TTCGATGATTATCTGAATATTTATAAACAAACAATTGATAAATATCCTGCTTTAAATATTGATTCATCTCCGATAATGATACCACAATTAAAAGCTGATTTTTTAAAATTCCAAATACCTGACACTAAGGCATTTATTAAATACATACAAACAGAATTTAATGAAAAATTCAATATGAATAGTAAATTTTATACTTATTTGAAACGATTGATAAATAGAAGTAAAGATGAATCAAATATTGAAAGTATGATTGCATCCTTAGCATCAGCAACAGCTGCCCCAGCCCCGCAACCAAAACCAGGAAAAAAATCAAAAACTGCAGCTACAGCTACAACAACATCAACAATAGCCCCAGTATCACAACAAGCAATAGACAACGCAAAAAAACAATTTAATGAAAATATAGAATATAAAAAAACAGAAAAAACAATACCTATTGTATTTGAAAATAAACCTCCTTTACAACCTGGTGAAATTATGCAACTAAATGAATGTTTAGCTGTATTAGAAAATAATATTGCAATAATTAATTTATATCAACCAGCAGCTAATCCAGATAGCATAACAATTGATGACCATTTAAAACATGCACAAACGATAATTAATAATCTTATTAAATGTGTAGAAGCATATGATATAATAAAATTTTATTATAAACATCCAAAAAATTTACCAGATTTAAATAAAAACGCAATTAATCCTGCTGAACTTAAAATAAAAGAAATACTATCTTTAACAATGTCAGAAGAATTATTTAAATATTTTAATACAGAGATTTTATATTATCATCCATCATTAAACATTAATAATCCACAAGACGCTGATAATTTAAAAGAAAGTATTAAAGCTCTCCTTATGACAGAAAAAATAGATGATTATTTTAAAGATTTACATACAAAAAATAGTACTAAAATTACATTAGGCCCATTTCATAAAAATATATTAGATAAAATTAAGAAATATAAAGATAAATATGAGATTATCAAGGCAAATCTTCAATATATATATAAATTGAAGCCCGAAATTATAACTAAAAATTTTGGTGATATAACTGAAAATGCAATAGAAACATTAGATATTCCAACTGTATTTAAGGATTATAAAATATTATTCGCAGATAAATTAAACAAATTGGACCCAGAAAATAAAGAAAACTTGGCCCTTTCAAAAAAAGTGGCACGCGAAAGAGTAAAACCTGATGATGTTATAAATCATCATTTATGGTATGCAGATGAAAGAACTGTTAATAGTATATATCGATTAATTGTAAATAATGAAGGCCTAAAGAACAATATACCAGAAACAGATGCTTTAAAATTAGGAAATCAGGCAATTATTCGTGAAATGTTTAATCCTAAAATTAATTCGAATGATTTGAATGACTATTTTAAAGATTTAGCATTTATTATGAATTTGCAGAATGTATTAAAATCATTCATAGACAAGAGTTATAAAAATTTACATGATATTTCGAATTTTATTGGTATAAATAAAAATTTAACTATTAATAAATTTCTTAATGAGAAATACATCAAATATAATAATTATTATAATAATGACAAATATAAATTAATAACTGTATTCGGTAAATATGTAAGTATTATGGGATTAAAGAAAATAGAACGATTATTAAAAAATCCAAATAAATCTGATGATATGTATGGATTTAATAATATTTTTAAACAAGAGTTATTACCCGACCCATATGAAAAATATAGTACAATTAGTAGAACATTTGATATAATTTCAGGTTTAACTAAATCTAAAGTAAAAACTAATACAACTGTTACAAAAATTGAAGACTTCAGAAAAACATTCAATGATTATAATAAAATTAAACATGAAGTATTAGAATTATCACATCAACCGGACATCGTTGAATATTTTGATTATATTCGAGATAATTACATAATGTCCGATGACATTAAAAAAACTATAAATACTTTTATTGATGGCGGCATTCCTGCTGAAGAACCCTTGCCTGTAGCCGACGTAATACCACAAGGATTAGCAACTGTTTTACAATCTAGAGCAGTATCACAAGCACAAAAACCAATAATTGAGCAGCCGCCAATAATTATTGAACAGCCAATTGTTGAACAGCCGCCTCCCAAAAGGAAAAAACCAATGTATGGTTGTATAATTAGTTAAATTTTTTACATATAGAGAGATGAGTATTTATGACTTTCTCTGAAATTGAACAGGTTTCGCCGGGTGCATTTGCATTCGATTTCGTTGGTGTCCATATTCAGATATTTCTTGCGAACTTCGGTTTGCAAATAATCTTTGAAACAAGCCTTATGCATAATGTTCGGGGCATGTTTGTTAGTCAGAATTTTAATCAATTCGTTAGAAGGTTTTTCTTCGTCTTTAATTGAGACTTGGCAAATATCGCAAATACAATCTTCAATATCGTTAGTTCGTTTGATATCTACGAATAATAGATTTGTAATTTTAATATGAGGATGCTGAAGCATCTTGATAATACGCATTCCATTCCAATATTCCGTTGCCGGAGATTGAATATTTCTGATAAATTCTGTCTTCTCTTCGATGAGGTCTGACAATATCTTCGAGTGAAACTTCGATTTATCAACATATGAAATCGTGTCTAATTTCGTTCCGGTGTTCCGCGATAGACGAATTTCATATTTATTATGTGCGATTTTACTCATCACAAACAAATTGCAAGAAAAATCGCCATTATTAAACGGAGGTTCCATTGTGTTGCGTTCATCGGTGTTAATGATAAGGTCAATTTCCAATTTGAGTCTATAACCCACACAGCAAATGCTCTTACCAACCCTCAAATAGATAGTAATCTTTTTATGTTTGTAGTGACGTTCGAGACAATACAAGACACAGTCGGTAATATAAATATGACCGTTGTAATCATTGACATATCTCGTCAATTTCGTAATAAATTCTTCGGCTGATGTGTTATTACTGAAATATATGTCCATGTCATTCGGAACTAATGTTCGTTTGCTGCTTTCGGGATGATACGATGTATCCCAGAATTTCGCATACTTAACGTCAGGTCCGTCTGCATAATATTCATCAAATTTTGATTTGAAATGGGTTGCGATGATTTCATCTCTTACCATTCCACCGTATATAATACCGTTTTCATTAATTCCTATCATCTTGATGGCATAGAAAGCGAAACGCTTTTCTCTGTTCAAATTGAAGGAAGTGATGGCTATCATTTGATATAATTTTATTTTCCATTGCTGATAATCATTTTTTTATTTAAATATAAATAAATTGATATAAAGATAATTTATTTATAATAAACATGCTCCTATAGCTCAGTCGGTTAGAGCGAATGGCTGTTAACCATTAGGTCGAAGGTTCGAACCCTTCTAGGAGCGTCAATTTATTTTTATAAAAATGACAAAAAATTAAAATTTGTCATTCTCCTTCCTCTTGTTCATTATCAGCGTCATAATCTTCGAGTTGTTTTTTAATAATAGGAATTTTTGTGTAACTATATAAATTATAAAACTCGATATCATGAATTGAAAACATTTTTTATCATAAATGACAAAAATAATTTGTCATTTTTTTCTTTTTTTGCTAAAGACTTTTAGAAGTCGGCGAATTCATCGCCTGCATAATACTCCCAATAGTCTTCATCCTCTTCTTCGTCCTCGTAGTCGTTCAAATCGACATCGAAAACGCCATTAACCAAATCTATATACACATCTCTGCAGCATTTCGGATTGTAAAATTCGGAAGTTGGGTCTTCCTCCTCAAACCAGATATCGCCATAACGCTCATCATAAATACCAGACATTTTTCAAGAAAAACTCAAGCAAACAGTAGCAATTTAGCAGCAAATCTCGTTTTCTTAGATATCTATTTTATAAATATCTAAGAACACAACCTATAACGCCTAATTATTTACTTTAAAAAGTATTATCATTTTTTAAAGTTTTTTATACAATTCAATACATATTTATAATAAAAAAATGATTATCTGCAATACAATAATTATTATTATAAATGACGGATAAAAACAGTGAGTTAATTAAACGTATTAGTGATTATATCACATCTCAAACAGAAAAAATTAATAAGAATGAATTGAAAAAAGTTGTAGGTGAAATATTTGATGATGTCACAAAATTAAAAAAGAAAAATCCAGATGCAAAAAAAAGACCTCCGTCTGAATATAATAATTATATTAAAGAACATATGGCCATCTTAAAAGCAGACCCTACAAATAAAATGAATGCTATTGAAAAAATGAAACATATCACTCTCCTTTGGAAAGAGCATAAAAAACAAAAAGAAGAAATTCAAGAAGTTAAAGAAGAAGTCAATAAAGAAAATGAAATTCAAGAAGTCAAGGAAGAAGATGAAATTCAAGAAGTTAAAGAAGAAGTTAAACCAAATGGTAAAACGCCAAGAAAAGGATTAAGAGCTGTTAAAAAATAATTTTTGACAATTTATAAATAATAACATATATATACACATACCAATATAAAATTTGTTGTTTATTTGGTCTGAATGTATTCTATAGATATATAAATCAGAAATGACGATATGATATTTATTTATAATATTTTCATGCTGACGTATTTTATAATAGTTATTACTATCGCCAGTATATTCAATTTTGATGATATTATTATTTTTTAGGTATTGCAATACATGACTTTTATTATTTATAAATTTTTTGAATTCATTATCATCTTTCATTGTTTTTTTTACGTCGTCTATAAAAAAAGGCGTATTAGTTTCAGTATTAACGAACCACTCATATTTGATTTCTTTCAATTCTTTTACATAATAATATTCATCTAATTCTAATGACAAAAAATATTTATTTCTTATCAAATATTCATAGAAAGTATCACCCAAATTGACATTCATATTTATATACCTAAAGCTATATTAAAAGCCTTTATAACAGTTTTACCACAAGAACTTAAATCGGTGGGAATGTCTTGAACGATAGTTTCTTTAATAAGTTTATTTTCCAATACAACGATTTCACGTCTCAAATCGTCATTTTTAGCAAATTCAATTTCTAATTTATCTTCAAAGAATTGAACAATGCTATTTGTAATTTTGATATCAGGTATTAATATCTTCGATTGAGAGTAAGTAATAGAAAATAATTCATCCATTTGTTTTTTGAGTTTGGCTTCTAACGAGATTATAGAACCATTCAATTCATCGTTTTTAATGAATTGTTTTTCTAGTTTCGTTTCTAATAATTCGATATAGTTATTATTCATTTTGACTTTAGTTTGCAAGGAATTCAACACATGCAACTCGAGATAATTGATTTTATCTTCTAAAGTCTCGATGATATTCAACATATATTCGTATGTATCGTAGATGCAACAAAGAGAAGTCATTGTTAAAAATAAAAAAATAAATACCAAATCATTTTTTTATTATTTTTTTATCCAATGTTTTCGGATTTGTTTATGAATGGCAATATAAGAACAGCCGAATTCCATTTTATCTATCGAATACTCAAAGATATTATTTGTTTTTTTGAGTATTTTAAATGGGTCTATACAATGGTCTCTAATTCCTTCAGTCGAATCATAACGCCATTGATTTAAATATTTTATATATTTTTGAAAATATGTTAAATGGTCTTCGTAATTATTATTAATATGATTACTGCTTTTATAACAAATAGTATCTTCTATTATATATAAACCATTGTCATTTAACAACGGAAATAATAATTCGAATGTGTTGATAACATCTTTATTTATGTGAGAACCATCATCTAAAATAATATCAAATGTACCATATTTATCAGTTATTTGTTTGATAAAATCTGGATTAGTTGCATCTCCTATTTCTACGAATATGTTATTTGCAGGGTTTTCAAATTGTTTGCAACTACTATTGATATCTAAACCTAAAATACAAGTTGCATTTTTAAAAGTCTCTCTAAAAGCTTTAATACTTTCACCAGTAAAAACACCGATTTCTAAATATTTAATTGGTTTATTTCTATAATCTCTAAGTAATTTATCATATTGTCTTGTGTAATTGTGAAATATCGTATTTTTATCAGTATTATATTTATTGAAAATAATATCTAAATGTTCCATAATATATAAACAATTTTTTAAATTATATTTATATAAAAAAGAATGTTCTTATTAAAAAGAATTATTTCTTCTAAAGTAGAACCAGAACAAGAACCAGAAATTAACTGGAATACATTAACAACGAGTGATGAAGACTATAAAAAATTAGAGAAACATAAATATAATATCAATTGGGCCGAATTTGCCAAAAATCCTAATAGCATCGAACTATACCTAAGACTAACAAAGGATTTAAAGACATCCACAAATAATCCTTAAGTCTTTTTTATTTATTATAATTAAATGTATTTTATACCGTTTCAAAGTTATATAGATAAAAATTATATAAATTGGAAAAAGTTATCAGGAAATTATAATGCTATTGCGATATTAATAAAGAATATTGATAAAATTGACTGGTCTGAATTGTCGGGTAATAGAAACGCATATATGCTTTCAGATGAATATAAAGACAAAATCGACTGGTCAAAATTATCCGGAAATCCTTCAATTGTTTTAATTGATACATTGCTCAATAATCAAGACAAAATTGACTGGTCTAGATTTTCTTCTAATACTAACTCTGAAGCCATAGCTTTAATGAAAAAAAATCTTAATAAAAT